CAGAACAAAACACTCGACAGCTTTCTCTCGCGTTCATGCAATAGCTCTCAGTGGTTTTGCCTGACTAAGATCGCTGTTGGGGTCAAAACGACCTCAACCTTCGGAAATCAGTATGCCCACCCCTCGAGAAGCCATCCTCGCAGCGCTGCACGCCCGGCTTTCGGCAGCGCCCAGCACCGCCCTGCGCGGTGACGTGCTGCCCGAACGCCTGCCTGCCGCCGGCCTCCTGATCCTGCGCGACGGCGAGCCCGGGGAGCCCGAGGTGACGCTTTCGCCGCTGCGCTACCATTACCAACACCGGGCAGAGATCGAGGCGGTCGTGCAGGGTCCGGCCCGTGACGCCGCCTTCGACACGCTCTGCGCCAGTGTCGGCGCGGCGCTTGCCGCCGACCGCACGCTGGGCGGCCTCTGCGACTGGGTCGAGGCGGAAGCGCCGCGTCCGGTCGATCTGGCAGTCGAAGGCGCTGCCAGTCTGAAAGCCGCCGTGATCCCGGTAATCCTGCACTATTCCACGGCCGATCCACTCGGCTGACCCCCTTCACCAAAGGAGAACACGATGGCACGAGCCCATGGGGCGCGGGCGCAGATGGCGCTTGCGTTCGAATCTGTCTATGGCACCGCGCCCGCCACGGGCTATCGGACGGTGCCGTTCGCCAGCACCACGCTCGGTTCTGAACAGCCGCTGATCGCCTCGGAACTGCTGGGCCAAGGACGCGACCCGCTGGCCCCGATCAAGGACGCAGTCACCGCCGACGGCGATGTCGTCGTGCCGATCGATGTCGAGAATTTGGGCCTCTGGCTGAAGGCGGCGTTCGGCGCCCCTGTCACCTCCGGCACGACGCCCAAGACCCACACCTTCCAGTCCGGCAACTGGACGCTGCCGAGCATGGCCATCGAGACGGCGATGCCCGAGGTGCCGCGCTACGCCATGTACACCGGCTGCGTCTGCGATCAGCTGTCCTGGCAGATGGCGCGGTCGGGGCTGCTGACCGCCACTGCCCGGCTGGTGGCGCAAGGTGAAAGCGTTGCGGCGGCCACTGCCGCTGGCACGCCGACTTCGTTGGCCCTGCAACGCTTCGGGCATTTCAACGGGGCGATCACGCGGAACGGCTCGCCGCTCGGCAACGTCATCTCGGCCGAAGTTACCTATTCCAACGGCCTCGACCGGATCGAGACTATCCGCTCGGACGGCCGGATCGAAGGGGCAGACCCCGGCATGGCTGCGCTGACTGGCCGGGTGGAGGTCCGTTTCGCCGACAGCACGCTGATCACGCAGGCCATCGACGGCACGCCTTGCGAGTTGCTCTTTGCCTGGAGCCTTGGTGCCAACGCCAGCTTCACCTTCACCGCCCATGCCGTCTACCTGCCGCGCCCACGGATCGAGATCCCGGGCCCGCAAGGCATTCAGGCCACCTTCGACTGGCAGGCCGCCAAGGCCGTCAGCCCCGCCCGCATGTGCACCGCCGTTCTCGTCAACGCCGTTGTGAGCTATTGAACATGATCAGACTGAACCTGACCGCAGCCCCCGCGTGGCTGACCCTCGCCCCCGGCCTTCGCCTGCATGTCGCACCGTTGACCACCGCCCTGATGGTCTCGGCCCGCGCCGACCCGGCCATCGAAGCGCTGCCGGACACAGCTACGCAAGAAGAACTGGCACTTGCCATGGCCAAGGCCGTCGCCCGCCGCGCGGTGCTGGATTGGGAAGGCGTCGGCGATGACGCGGGCGATGCAGTGCCGGTTTCGCCCGAAGGCATCGATGCTCTCTTGGAAATCTGGCCCGTCTTCGAGGCGTTCCAGACCCAATACGTCGCCAAGGGCCTGATCCTGGACGCGGAAAAAAACGTCTCCGCGCCCTTGCCGAATGGTCCTTCGGCGGGGGCGATCGCTACTGCGCGGCCTGCCAAGGGCGCTGCCCCGACTGCCCCGCAAGATTGAACCGGCCACAAACGGAACAGGGCTGGCAGGTCTGGGATCTGGTCGGCCGCCTTGGCGGGCAACTGCGGGTGATCCCCGGCGCGGTGCTGGGCTGGGACATGGGCGCGGCCCTCGCCATGGCCCGGGCACTCGGGATCGACGCCCTCATCGCCGCCGAACTGCTGCCTGAGATCGAGGCGGTGATGGTGCGCAAGCTGAACGAACAGATCGGAGACGGCCATGGCTGAGAAAAGGGTCAGTGTCCGGCTGGTCGCAGAAGGCGGCCGCCAGGTGCGTGCGGAGCTGGAAGGGATTGGCGAGGCGGGCACGCGCGGGTTTGGCCGCCTTTCCTCCGAGATGGAACTGGCCAATGCCCGGCTTGGCAGCTTCGCCCGCAAAGCCGGGATTGCGCTGGCGGCGGTGACCGCCGCTGCGGCGGCTGCGGGCGTGGCTATGGTGCGGTCCGGCCTCGACGTGATCGGCGCGCAGGCCGACATGGCGGCCTCGCTCCGGACCACCGTCGAAAGCCTGCAGGTGCTGACATGGGCTGGCGAGTTGGCCGGTGTCTCGATGGGCGAGATCGAACAGGCCACCAAGAAGCTGACCACGCGGTTGTCGGAAGTGGCGGCTGGGTCCGGATCGGCTGTTGGGGCTCTGCAGCGGCTGAACCTGACGGCCGCCGGGTTGCAGGCGCTGCCGCTCGACCAGCGCATCGTCGCCATCCAGGAGGCACTGAACCAGTTCGTGCCCGAGGCCGAACGCGCTGCCGTGGCCTCTGACCTTTTCGGCGACCGGGCCGCACTGGCCTTCCTGCGCATCGACGCCGCCACATTGCGGGAAGCGGCACAGGATGTGCAGGATTTCGGGGTGGCGGTCAGCGCGGCTGATGCCGCCCAGATCGAACGCACCGGCGATGCCATCGCCAAGCTGAGCCTGATCTGGCTTGGCCTGACCAACCGCCTGACCGCCGCCGTCGCCCCAGCGCTGGAGACGGTGGCGAACGCACTGGCTGACATGGCGCGTGGCACCGGCCCCATCGGCGGCGCAATCACCGCCGTCTTTGACAACCTCGCACGGCTCGGCACTTATGTTGCGACCTTCGCCGCCTTCATGGCCGGTCGATGGGTGGCAGGGCTAGCCGTTGCCGCTCTGTCAGTGCGTGGCCTCGCCACGGCGCTGGTGTTCCTGCGCGGGGCGCTGATCCGCACCGGCATCGGGGCGCTGATCGTTGGCGTGGGGGAACTGGTCTATCAGTTCTCGCAACTTGTCACCCGAGTCGGCGGCGTCGGCGAAGCCTTCCGCCTGCTGGGTGATCTGGCGAAAGAAGTGTGGTCGCGCATCGGCCTGGCGCTCGACGCCGTGTTCGCCAACATGGCCGCTGGCTGGGAGGGTCTGAAGGCGGCGGGGCTGTCGGCGTTGGAAGGCACCATAGCGGGCGTGGTCAGCTTCGGCGACCGGACGGCGGCGATTTTCCAGGGAGCCTATGACGCGGCGGTGGCAATCTGGGGAAGTCTGCCCGGCGCCATCGGCGACTTTGCCTTCCAGGCTGCAAACGGGCTGATTTCCGGGGTCGAGGCGATGCTGAACGGCGTCGTCACGCGCATCAACAATTTCATCAACGGGCTGAACACGGCCTTGGAGCTGCTGCCGGACTGGGCGGTGGGCGAAGGTGGTGTGCGGATCGGTACGCTCGACCCAGTGGAACTGGCGCGGATCGGGAATCCGTTCGAGGGTGCTGCGACGGCCGCTGGCGCTGCCGCCGCCGATGCCTTTTCGGCCGCGCTGTCGCAGACTTACCTCGAGCCGCCCGACCTTGGGCTTGGCGCGATGGCCGATGATGCGCGTGGCCGAGCCGACGGCTATCGCGAGGCGGCAGGAATGCTGGCCGATGCTGCGGGCCGTCCGCTGGCCAGTTGGCAGGCGCTGCGCGACGCGGTCACCGACACCGGATCGGATGCTGAAACGGCGTTGGCAGATGCCGCCAGTTCGGCGGATGCCTTGAATAGCGAATTGGACGACACCGCAGCTGCTGCCGGGACTGCGGGTGCTGCGGCGCGCGATGCCGGTGCTGAAGCTGCCGCAGGGGCCGACCAAGCTGCGACCGGATGGGGCGCAGTCACTGCGGCACTCGCCGACTATGCCGCCAAGGCGCGCGACATCGGCGGTGATATCGGGCTGGCGCTGGTCGGGGCCTTCACGTCCGCCGAGAACGCGGTGGGCGAGTTCGTCAAGACCGGCAAGCTCGACTTCCGCGATCTGGTCACGTCGATGATCGCCGATCTGGCCAAACTGGCGGCGCGGACATTCATCCTCGGCCCCATCGCCAACGCACTGTCCGAAGCCCTTGGCGGTGCGGGCGGGATATTCGCCAACATCCTGCATGCCGGTGGCATGGTCGGCTCGCCGGGCCCCGGTCGCATGGTTCCCGCGCTGGCCTTTGCCAATGCCCCGCGCATGCATGCCGGCGGATGGGCCGGGATCAAGCCGGACGAAGTTCCGGCGATCCTTCAGAAGGGCGAGCGCGTGCTCTCCCGCCGCGAGGCAGCAGGTTACGGCCAGACCAGCGCGCCTGCAGTCAACGTCACCATCATGGCCCGCGACGCCGAAAGCTTCCGGCAATCCCGCACGCAGGTCGCTGCCGACATCGCCCGCGCGGTGTCGCTCGGCCGGAGGGGCATGTGATGGCATTCCATGAAGTCCGATTCCCCGACAACATCAGCCGCGGGGCACGGGGCGGGCCGGAACGGCGCACGCAAGTGGTTGAACTGGCGAGCGGGGACGAGGAACGCAACGCAAGCTGGGCCAACTCGCGCCGCCGCTATGATGTGGCCTACGGCATCCGTCGTGCCGACGATCTGGCGGCGGTCGTGGCCTTCTTCGAGGCACGCAATGGCCGCCTGCACGGTTTTCGCTACAAGGACTGGGCGGATTACAAGTCCTGCCTGCCGTCGCAGGCAATGGCCCCCACCGATCAGCGCATCGGCACCGGCAATGGCGCGGTCATCACCTTCGCGCTGCTGAAGCGCTACACTTCTGGGGCGCAAAGCTGGACCCGTGCCATCGCCAAGCCGGTGGCAGGGGCCGTCCGCATCGCGCTGAACGGCGTCGAGCAGATGACCGGCTGGAGCGCCTACACCACCACCGGCAGCGTCACCTTCACCACCGCACCCGGTGCGGGCGCGGCGATCACGGCGGGCTTCGAGTTCGACGTCCCTGTCCGCTTCGACACCGACATGCTCGACGTCACCCTCGACCTCGAGCGGCTGGGGTCGATCACATCCATCCCGCTCTTGGAGATCCGGCGATGAACGAAGAAACTGGCTTTGTCGCGGCCGCTCTGCGCGATCTGGCGACCTCCACCGCCGTCATCCTGGCGGCCTGGGGCGCGCTTGGCGGGGCGACCAACGCGCTGACCACGCGGATGCGGCTGCGCGATGCCCTGCGACATATCTTGCTGGGCGGGCTGATCGCGGCCGGGATGGGCAGCCTGTCCATGGCAATCATCACCGCCTGGCTTGGCCTTCCATCGCAGGCAATTCCCGCCGGGGGTGCGGCGGGCTCGGCCGCCTATCTGGTCGGCGTCTTCGGCCCCGCCTTCATCGAGGTCGTCCTCGCCCGCCTGCGCAGCGGCAAGGGGGCAACCCCGATGCATGAACTTCTCCGTCTCGCGCGCGCCATCCGCTGCGACGCAGCCGACCCGGCACAGGCCTTCAGTCACCGCCTGCGCATCGGCCTTCTGGTCGCCGCCCTGATCCTGATCCTTTCCTCCATCTTCGGGTGATCTCATGCACATGACCGACCGGGGCCTGCTGGCCCTTGTCCGGCACGAAGGACTCGTGCCCGGACCCTATCTCGACGTCAAGAACGTCTGGACCTTTGGCATCGGCCACACTGCCTCGGCCGGGCCGCCCGATCCGGCACGGATGCCGCGCGGTATGCCCGTCGATCTCGACGCGGGGATCCGCAAGGCGTTTCTGCTCTTCTGCAGCGACATCGTGGCTTACGAGGCCGAGGTGCTGCGCGCGGTGAAGGTGCCGCTGGAACCGCACGAGTTCGATGCGCTGGTCAGTTTCCACTACAACACCGGCGGCATCGCGAAAGCGTCGCTGACCCGCCATCTGAACGCGGGCAACCGCGCGGTTGC